TGCGTGTTCTAGGCACGATATCAATGGGCCGTTGTTTCTGTGGCTTTGCAGGTTCAAATCTTATGGTGTTTTCTTGGTATGTCATTTGCTGACGTCTTTGTGCTTTTGTTGCTCGTTGTCTACTCAAGTCGAACTCTCCGTGGTAGTTAAGGTTGAATAACAGCCTCATGCTGTTGTAAGTATTTACAGACGCCGAGTGCGGAGTTTAATATGGTTAGTTATTTGGCACAGATTATCATAAGTAAGAGACTAGGCTGTAAAATCTCCAAATCTGCCGCACAACAAAATCACCATAAATAACTGTATGAGCAAAACTATAGATCAGGCGATTTTCAAGTCCGGCGAAGATTATTGGCAGGTCAGTGAAAACATCAAAGACATCTACATGAGCGAAGGCAGTTTGCTCACGCTGTTAGATTTTGAACGTGTGCTGGACGAGCTGGATTTGTATGCTTTTAAAAACTGGTACATTGGCGAATTGGTTTCAGGACCCACAATTGGCAAATACCGCGTGACCTGCATATTCATGTGGCCAGAAAAACTCATGCCCGACCCACGCGGTGCCCGCAGATTGTTGCCGTTTGACTGTGAAGTCAAGTACAAAAAAACTGCCATGAAAGTGCCCATGAAAATTGAAGGCCCTGACGACTATCGCCCTGGCACACACAAGGCAAGATTGGTAGAAAAGAAAATCTGGCTGGTGGAAATCACCATGCCCAAAGCACTGATGACGGATATACGCACAGGATCAGTGGAAATGGAAGATGAAGAAATAGATTTGGAAGACCTAGATCGGGCATACGAGCAGGGTCTGGACCAAGAAAGTTATCAAAGTGATGAACAGGCCAAAAATGCACAACAAACACTCCAACAACCAGCTATTTGAAAGCCTAGGATTCAAGGACATGGAAGGCTTGATGAAGCCTACCGTGCATGTGGACGAGTTTTCGAGCAAAATGGGCGATGATGATGACATCATTGTTGTCAGTTTCTTTGTTCGTAACGATCAAGCAGCCAAGGACCTCATGATGTGGTTTGAAAAGGGCTATGACTTTGTGTTGGATGCCGACCGTAGCCCAGGTGAAATCAAACCCGGACGCTACTTGGTCTATGTGGAAATACGTCGCCGCTCCACAGCCGGTGGCAACGTAGAACAGTTGCTGAATGACCTAAACACTCTTACAGAATTTGAAGGTGCTGAAGACTGGACCATGCATTATCGAGGACAAGAAATTCCATTCAGCCGCGATGTCTTTGACAGCACGGTACCATTGAGTCCCCGAGCCTATAGAGAAAAGTACGAAAAAGACCTCAACGAAATGCGTGTGGCAGCAGGCATACCGGTTGTGACCACTTACGACAAGCGTGATCGAGCACTACAAACCATCCAAAGTGCTGCTGGCATAATTTAAAAGCTGTATCAAAAGTAGGTATATAATTACCTATGAAATTAAAAAGTTTTGGCTGTAGTTTTATTTTTGGATCCGAACTAGCCGATGACGGCCGTGATCTACCAATTCCGACCGCAAGCAATTTTACTTGGCCTGCGCATTTAGCACAACATCTGGGTTATGAATATGACTGCCGTGCTCGCCCAGGTAGTGGTAATTTACAAATTGCTGAACGGGTATTAACTCACGCTGTTGACAACGATTCCACTTTGTTTGTAATTGGGTGGACCTGGATTGATCGATTTGATTTTACAAATTCACAAATTAATAATCACCCGATAGCAGCTCAATGGGAAAACTGGCGTACTATAATGCCCATTGATACAACGCCGTTGGCAAAAACTTACTATCAGGGTCTGCACACAGAATATCGAGACAAATTAACAACCTTGATGTCAATTCGATTGGTCATAGATACTCTTAAACAGAAAAACATTCCATTTTTAATGACCTATATGGATGATCTAATATTTGATCAACGCTGGCACACTACTCCGGCGGTGTTAGATTTGCAAGAATATATCAAACCGTATATGACTACGTTTGACAATTTAAATTTCTTGGATTGGAGCCGTAAAAATGGTTACGCTATATCAGAGGCCTGGCACCCATTGGAAGATGCACACAAGGCTGTTGCTGATTATCTGATAAATCAAGGCTTGCTGTAAACAAAGTACAAACGGTCATTGTCCTGTTTGAATGTTTCCAGTTTCAATGAGTACTTTTCTTCTAGTTCTTTGACCACTTGGAAATTCCAAGCAAATATTTCTACCCAAGGACCATTTTTCCATTGTATACCAGGATTGGCACGAAAGTACATGCGGCCACCTGAAGCCAGCAGATCCACACAACGGGCAAATCTGTCTTCAATGTCAGTGCGTGAATTAAAGTTGATTGATCCCAAACAGATTATGTGATCGTGTGTGCCCGGACGCACATGATAATCCAAAATGTCTACCATGTAGTCAGCACAGTCATTGTAGGGATCAATGCCTGTCAAGTTGGGTATGCGGCCCTGAAATTGATTGTAGCCACAACCCACATCCAATACATTTTGTGGATTGCGTCGGTTGATTTCTTCCGCCAAGGGCCAGCCAGTATAACTGTAGTCATCGGTACGAGGTTTCCATATTTCTCCGAAGAATCTTCGGAGATACTGACGATCCAATTGGTCCACGATCTGTTCCACAGTTCCGGACCAGTCACAGGCTAGATCCAGTTCGGCTTCTACAGCATCTCGGAACTTGCGATAACGTGCAGGAGTCCAGGGCAGGTCTTCAATCACAGTTTGTAGGTTTAAATTTGTGCGTACATGATCGTACTTGGCTAGTCCAAATGCCTGATCTAACTTTTCTGTAACCAGATTAAAAATTTTGTTGTTCATTAAAATTTTTCCGTATTCAATAAATAATTTTAACATTGTTAAAATTTTCTATAAGTATTTACACATTTTCAGCACTACTCTAATTTTTTAAGGATTAAAATGAAACATATCATAGTCGCGTTACTATTGATTCCAGCACTGGCATGGGCACAGTGGATTCCCAGCCGGACCGTGACTACTACCATTGGATTTGCTCCTGGATCAGGTAACGAACTCAGCTTCCGCAAAGCCAGCGACATCGTAATGAAACAAAATCCTGGCGTGAGCTTTTTTGTAGAAACCCGGCCGGGCGCAGATGCTGCTGTGGCATCAAACGCATTCATGACAGCCGCCAGCGATGGCCTGCACTTGATGGTGCCTAGCCACATGAGCCTGTTTGTGACCAACGACATTTGGCAACGTGACGTCAAACGTTTTGAATATAACAGTTTCCGGCCCGTGGTAACTCTGGGCAAAAGTCCCTTGGTGTTGGTGGCTTCGAGCAAAAGCTCGGTAACAACTCCGCAGGAATTTGTCAAATATATCACTGCTGGTCGCGCCGTGAATATTGCAGTAGGCGGCGGCGCACACAGAATGGCCTATGAATACATCATGATGAAAACCCGGGCTGATCCACGACAGGTACAAAGCGTGTCATTCCAAGGCCCAGCACCTGCTGTGCAGAGCGTGGCCAGTTACGATGGTCGGTCCGGTACAGAATTTGGTATCATGCCCGTGGCCGTGGCTCGACCCTTAATTGAAGCTGGCAAGGTCCGTCCCATTGGACTCACAGGCGGTCCACAGTTGAAAGCTCTTCCAAACGTGCCCTTGCTCAGTGATGTTGTTCCTGGGCTTCGAGTATATGCAGGGTGGACCGTGGTGTTACCACCACATACACCCAACACTATCGTAGACTGGTATGTGGACCGGTTTAGTCGAGCCATACTGTCACGAGAATATCAAGACTGGGCTGAACAAAACTATATAATTATTGATCGTGATGAATTAACACCCCGGGGTGTCATGACCTATGCTGAAGAATTAAGGGCAACATTTGCACCCATAGCACGAAATATTAAGATAGAGAAATAATTGAAATATATTTTTGTAGCCGGCGCACCGGGTTCCAAATGGAGCTCGGTAGTCAAAAACATTTACTACAGTCCAGAGGTTGATAGATCTGACAATAGTGCCCAGCGAAGTTATGCTCACAAAACGGCCTATGCTGGCCAACCCATGCACCAGGGTAGCTATTTTGATCCCGGAATGGAATTTGGCACATGGTTTGATCGATTGGATCAATATTCTCAACAGGAATGCGAACATGAATTTGATAGACCTTTCAGTGGAAACGGTGTACGAATAATAAAAAGTCACATGTTCATGCATCACATAGCGTTTTTAAAACACACCTGGCCAGATTGTCCAATAGTTTTGGTTCATCGCGGAGACGATGCTTGTTTGGGTTGGTGGGTTCGTTGTGGAGGATTCGACATTGATTATCCCAATTATAGACCCTATTACAAAGACATTGAACACATGTATCAACAAATAATCCGACAAAATGCAGACATGCGTCCTTTTTGGGATTTGTCCAGTTTTGTTTACAACAACACGGAATTATGTGATCGTTTGGGGATAAGGCAACCGCCAGAACAATATCAACAAAACTACGCAGAGCACAAGGTCAGAGTCAAGGTCTATCAATAGAAAGCAACTAAATATGGGTATATCAAGGAAGCACCCATGCAAATTACTAGAGAACAACTGGCCCAGATCATACCCAAAAATCCCTACATTGATCAGTGGTGTAGTGCCCTAAACAAGCTGTTGCCCGACTACGGCATTGACACCCCACAGCGTGTGGCTGCCTTTTTGGCACAGTGCGCCCATGAGTCAGGTGGCTTTGTATTCCTTAAAGAAAACTTGAACTATCGTGCCGCAAGTCTGCGCAAGATATTTCCCAAGTATTTTCCCACAGATGAGTTGGCCAATCAATATGCCAGCCTGCCCAACAAGGCCGAAGCCATAGCCAACAGGATCTATGCCAACAGAATGGGCAACGGTCCAGAAGAGTCGGGCGATGGTTATAGATATTGTGGTCGCGGCCTTATCCAGCTCACAGGCAAGAGCAACTACTCAAACTTTGCTGATTCAATAGAAACACCAGTGGAGGAAACCAGTGCTTACTTGGAAACTTTCGAGGGCGCTGTGCAAAGTGCCTGCTGGTTCTGGGAAACCAACAACTTGAATCAGTATGCCGACACGAATGACATACTGACCATGACCAAAAGAATAAATGGGGGCACAATTGGATTGGCCGACCGAATCAATCATTATCAGCACGCATTACATGTGTTTGGCGGTCACTGATGTGGCAGTTGGCGTTTCTTTGGAACCTGATACCCGACTGGCTAATCACAGTTTTAGTCAATGGTCTCATCATCGTGGGTTTAGTAGGCATAAGTGCCGCGTGGATCGCACGTTGGGTACCTTATTTCAACATGTATCGCGGACCCATACAGGCCATTGGCGTCATATGTTTGGTATTGGGTGTCTACTTCAAAGGTGGTGCTGACGTAGAACGTGCATGGCGTGAGCGTGTGAAGGAACTAGAAGCCAAAATTGTCATTGCAGAGAAACAAAGTGCTGAAGCAAATAAAAAGTTAGATAATCAGCTCCAGCAGAATAAAAAATTAACACAGGAAGTAAAAAATGCAAACCAAGCCGCCGTGCGGGCTAATGCAAGCAAGATTGACGCTGAGTGTCGTGTGCCTGATGTTGCTATCGATTTACATAATAAATCATCACAAAATAAAACTACTGGGGCCAAATAATGGAAGCATTTGTTTATCAATGGACAGATAATGTTACTAGAAAAGTTTATGTTGGATATCATAAAGGCACTCCAGATGATGGTTACATCAGTTCTGGACAATATTTACTTGAAGAGTATTACAAGCGTCCAAACGATTTTACTCGAGAAATATTGTTTGTAGGGTCAGCCGAAGAAGCTTTTTTTGTTGAGCAAAAACTTATTAAAGAGCTTGTAAAAACTCCAGAACAAACCTACAACAAAAGATTTGGTGGCCAGGCCGAGCCATGGAACAAAGGAAAGTCTGACTGCTATTCACAAGAAACAATACAAAAACTCTCTACCGCTGCTCTGGGTAGAAAACATACATCAGAAACCAAGACTAAAATATCATTGAATAATTATAATAGAGGTCGCAAAGGAAACTGGCAAAACGCAATCAAACCAGACCATTATTTACGCTTAAAAGATTTGTTCAAAGGACAACATTTAGGCGGAGATTTAGAATGTCCCCATTGTCGTAAAGTAATGAATATTGGTAATGCCAAACGCTGGCATTTTGACAAATGCAAGGTTGCCCAATGAAAAGTTTTTTACTTATTATCTCATTGGTATCGCTTGTTGGATGCTCAACAGTGCCAGTCAAAATAAAATTTCCGGAAGGTCCTCAGGAGCTGCGGGAACCCTGCCCAAGCCTAGCACAAGTCAACCCGCAAGACCACCAGCTAAGTAGTCTCTTGGAAGTGGTCACGGCCAACTATGCGCTCTACTACGAGTGCAAGAATCGTGCTGACGGCTGGACTCAGTGGTATGACAATCAACAAAAGATTTACAACAGTATCGGCAAATAATAACCATTGAAAGGAAGCAAAATGTCGTTGAACAAAAAAGCACGAGCCACACACATCAGAAAAGAATGGGAAAGCAATCCACGCTGGGACCATATCCGACGCAACTACACAGCAGAACAGGTGGTAGACCTGCAAGGAAGTAATCCTGTGGAGTACAGTTTGGCCGAACGTGGTGCCAACAAGTTATGGATGAGTCTGTTGGAAGAGCCATATGTGGCCACCTTGGGCGCACTCACAGGCATGCAGGCCCTGCAACAGGTCAAGGCCGGACTCCGAGGTATCTACTTGAGTGGCTGGCAAGTGGCCGCAGATGCCAACACGTCAGGGCAAATGTATCCAGATCAAAGTCTTTATGCTGTGAATTCAGTGCCAGAAATGGTACGCAAAATCAACAACACATTTGCACGAGCAGATCAAATTCAATGGATGGAAGGCTCAGGCGATTTAGACTTTTTCCAACCCATAGTGGCCGATGCTGAGTCAGGCTTTGGTGGTGTACTGAACGCATATGAATTAATGAAAGCCATGATCGAAGCCGGCGCCGCAGGCGTACACTTTGAAGATCAGTTGGCTTCGGCCAAGAAGTGCGGACACATGGGTGGCAAGGTCTTGATCCCTACTCGTGAAGCTGTGAACAAACTCAATGCTGCAAGACTGGCCGCTGATGTCATGGGTGTGCCCACAGTGTTGTTGGCACGCACCGATGCTGAAGCTGCCAACTTGGTCACGTCGGATGTGGATGAAAATGATCGTCCATTCCTCACAGGTGAGCGCACAGTGGAAGGTTTCTATGTGACCCGCAACGGGTTTGAACAGGCTGTGAGCCGTGGGCTTGCTTATGCGGCCTATGCCGACTTGATCTGGTGCGAAACAGGCACACCAGATTTGGATTTCGCCCGGCGTTTTGCAGATGCAATACATGACCGATATCCCAACAAGATGCTGGCATACAACTGTTCGCCAAGTTTCAATTGGAAGAAAAACTTAGATGATACAACAATCAGCGTTTTCCAACGTGAACTTGGAGCAATGGGCTACCGGTTCCAGTTCATTACTCTCGCTGGGTTTCATGCTCTTAATCACGGAATGTTTGATCTGGCTCATGGCTATGCTAGGAACGGCATGTCTGCGTTTGTGGAACTACAACAACGAGAATTCACCGACGGAGCCCGAGGCTTTGAAGCGGTCAAGCACCAACGCGAAGTTGGAACAGGATATTTTGACCGGGTCACAACTACCATCGAAGCCACATCGTCAACGCAGGCCCTGAAAGGCAGCACGGAAGAAGAACAGTTCCACTGATGCACCAACCTAGGTGTTACATAATTGCACACAAGTCATCTAGAGTCATAGGTGACTGTGTGCAAAGTCTTGAAAAGCATGGCTGGTCATACGAAATATTTCCTGCTGTAGATGGCTCGCAGGTCTCTGAACAAGATTGGAAAAAGATTGATGTAGTCATGAGCCAAACTGGAAAGATGACACGTCGTCCTGGCGCTCAAGGTTGTTGGCTGAGTCATTTTGCCCTGTGGCAACAGTGTGCAGATACCAACGAGCCTGCGGTGATTCTTGAACATGATGCCTTGGTTACAGCGCCATGGCCTGAAGATTTGAACATAGATAAACAACTGGTAAAATTATTCACCACAGCAGAATGCAAAACCAATCCTGCTTTTGGACTATGGAGCAAAGGTGCTCATGCCTACAGCCTAACTCCAGCACAGGCCCAAACCCTTATCACACATGCCCAAACGCATGGCGCACAAGCCGTGGACAAGCACCTGGGCGATCTAGTTCTTCCGTGGACATTTTACCACCGTGATTTGGTGGTGTTGCACCCTGCTCGTGGGTCATCTAGCACAAGTACGCTGAGAAAGTAAATACTGCTATGAAACGAATTGTCCTTGCACTTTCCACAGCGTTGTTGAGCAGTTGTGCTCTTTGGGATGCCTACCGGATGGCGCCCTACGATGCCACGGAATACCTACAGATCACAGAGATCCGTGCCGCAGCTGGACAATATAGAAAACAGTGTGACAATCCTGTGCTGGCTCCAGTCAACGCACAGGCCATGGCCGCTAGAACTGAGCTGTTTGAACACTATGAACAATACATACCCAGGAACGACAATGGAATCAAAGCCTCACGAGCTTTGAATGAAATTGCTCAAGGGCTCAACACTGCCTACGGTCGAGGCTCTGTGAGCCCTGTGTTTTGTAAACTAAAATACAACAATATCGAACACAGCGCCGAACTCATACAGCGTGTCACAGCAGGACGACCCAGACGATGAGAGCTCAAGACTTTATCACAGAAGTGCAACGCGGAGTTATGGACATCCTGCGTGATGAACTACCGGACTGGCCCGACTATGTGCTCAAGGACATGGTGATCGCCAAGATAAAATCACCGCAGGATCTTGAAATGAAACTGGACCATGTGCGTGAGTTGGCCACCATGGTAGAGCGTTGGCAGTTGGTTCAGAACATGCCCTTGACTTTTGACATGCTGAATGCTGACACCAGATACCGCATGAAGATCAAACGAGACTTTGGCAACAAGAATCCTTTCATGATTCCCAGAGATAGAGAAAGATTTGAACAGGCCTTGGAGTTGGTGCGCGAGAATGGCATGGAGAATTTGCCACCCGTGATCTTGCTAAAAACAGCCCGAGGTCTGGAACTATGGGAAGGTTGGCACAGGACCATGGCTGCTTTCCGGTTGCATCCTGAAGGATTGCGGGTCAATGCCTGGATAGGAACACCATGAGAGCCGAAGAATTCACACAGGGCCGGGTCATGGCCAAGATAGAAAAAACTGGCCAAATAGTGCAGATATTACGGCACCAAGACGGCGACTTCTTGATCAACGCCAATCCAGACACAAAAAGCCACATGGGAGTCAAGTGGATTCCGGACACCACTAGATTTGCCTGGGTCAAGAAGTTTGACACGTTGAAAGAAGTAAACTATCCCGACGAACTCACAGTCAGTGATCAGATACAACAATACTTTTTCCAACGTGGCTATGACTTGGCCGGTGAAGGACGTGATCAAATGGCCTTTGAAAGTCCGCGAGGCACCATCGTAAAAGTGCTGGGCACGGGCGAAGACGAGCGTGAACAGGTAGTCCGGCGTTACGTCAAGTTTTTTGAACAAAATCAACGGAATCCTTTCTACCCAAGAATATACAACAGCGGCGACTTCACTGTGGCAGGCGAAACCTACTTTGTGTATGAAATGGAACGTGTGAACTATGTGGCCAACGAAGAAGCCACCTTGGACTATATTGAGAAGCTGATGAGTGCTGTGGACCGTGGGCAAGGCGCAGAATATGTGCGAGCCAACCCTGTGCCCAATGAAATAGGCGCCAAGCAGTTGACAGGTTTGTTGCAGGCCACCGAACACATGATGCGTGCCTTGGGTGGAACCGCACCTTTGGATCTTTCAGCTGTGGAAAATCTCGGCCGCAGAAACAACGGTCATCTTGTTATAGTAGACCCCTACAGTTTATAAGGAGACAGCAATGAGTTGGAGCCAATGGGAAACAGAAGTGTTACACATCTTGAACAACTCCGATGATGAAAATACTCGGATGGTGGCCACGGCCACATCCGCATATACGGAAGAACTGCGTGCTGGCAATATCAGTCCAGGAGAATACGCAGAGCTATTGTTGGATCTACAGCGGCAAATTACAATAACAGAAAACATGTCATATTTTGAAACCAAGCAAAGATTAAATACAGCTATAACTGCCTTGGTTGCTATAGCCTCGGCAGTGTAATAATAGTAGCATATAATAATAATAAGGAGCGGGCTACCATGGAATTGATAGCATACGCAGTAGCAATAATAGCAGTAGTCATCGGCCTGTGGGTCAAATGGGAACAGACCGAAGACCAGTGTCGCCAGGATGCCGCAGAACGCCGGCAACAAGAATTTCAACGAGAAATTGACACATTGCAACAACAAATTGACATGCTAGAAAAAAATGTCAAAGATGCAAAAGATCCGTTCAAAAAATAACAAGGAGCCGACATGCCCACAGCCGAAGATTATGCTAAAATGAGTGATAGCGAAAAGAAAAAAGAAGACTGGATGAACTCAAAGTGGAGACCGCTTATGGGATACGTCTATATGCTTACCTGCATAATGGACTTTGTGATATTTCCTATCCTATGGAGCCTGGTTCAAACCATTGGCGACGGCAAGGTAGAAAGCCAGTGGATGCCTATTACACTGCAAGGTGCGGGACTGTTCCACATAAGTATGGGTGCTATCTTGGGTATCGCCGCTTATGGTCGCACACAAGAAAAACTCAACGGTGCCAATGTGGGTGGTATCGCACCGCCTACACCTGCAATAGCCGCGCCTGCACCTAGTTTTGGTTCGGCACCGCTAGGTGGGAACTCAGTCAGCACTGTTCCCGCATTTGGAGCACCTGCAGCAAAAACAACACCAGCACCAGCACCAGCATTTGGAGCACCACAACAGCCGCCACATCCAGAAATCTAAAAGGAAAATATCATGAACTCTATAATGAAAATATGTTGGGCCACAGTAATTGCTATGAGCTTGATCACAGTGGCCACGGCCGCTGGTGAAACCAAACGTGTTTGCAAAAAGGACGAAAAAACCAAAAAAGAAGTGTGCAAAGACATCAAAGTACACAAAAAACTTGAAGGCACACCAGTTCCGGCCAAGAAGTAATTGCATTAGGGATCAGCACACAGTATAATTACAATGCTGTCTGCCATTTCTTTTTATGCAAAATCCCTACCAAACCCTGGGCGTTGATCGCAACGCCGGTCCAGACGAAATCAAACGTGCCTATCGCAAGTTGGCCAGTCAGCATCATCCTGACCGCGGTGGTGACACCAAAACTTTTCAAGACATACAAGCAGCCTACGATACCTTGAGTGATCCCAATCGTCGTGCGGCCCATGACAATCCCGGCTTTGGTGGCATGGGCGGAGGCTTTAGAGCAGATGCGCCGTTTGACTTTCAGACCATATTTGACATATTTGGCACACGATTCCAACATCCAGGGCAACAACAGCAACAACGACATCAGCAGGCCAGGATGAGCCTGTGGATAACCTTGCGAGACATAGCCGAAGGTGGCCGACGAACCATTGGTGTGGGCACCCAACAAGGTACACAGGCAGTGGAAATTGAAATTCCTCCTGGCATAGATGATGGTGACACTGTGCAGTACCCCGGTGCTGGTCCAATGGCCGGCATGGACCTTGTGATAACCTATCGTGTACATCCAGATGCTCGATTTACACGACAAGCATTGAATCTCTATTTGGAACACCCTGTGGACATCTGGCAGTTGATCACCGGAGGAAATACCATTGTCAAAGATATTCTTGGTAATTCGTTGGATCTGACCATATCAGCAAGGACGCAACCTGGAACCACAGTGCGTTTGCGTGGACGAGGATTGACCGGGCGTGACAAATCATCTGGTGATTTATTGGTCAAATTACAGGCCCGTATTCCAGATCACATCGATCCAGAACTCATGGCTATGATAGAAAAAACTACCAAATAAATATCCTTATAGATTGTGATTTGCAGTAAATTAGTATATACTATAAGTTGGGCGAAACAAAACAAGGACCATATGCAAAACAATCCCGAAATTGAACAAATCATTGATGCCGCTGTCAAGCTGGCCCGAGATCGTCGCCACGAGTATGTGATGACTGAACATGTGTTGTTGAGCATGATACGCCACGAACCGTTTCGTCGTGTGCTGGAAAAATTTGGCACAGACCTCAACTTGTTTGATCAAGAACTAGATGCCTATTTGGAAAGCTGTGCCAGCTTGATCACTACCAAAGAAGTGCAACCCAAAAAGACCAATGCTCTCGAAAGGGTTTTTAATCGCGCCCTTACACAGGTGTTATTCACAGGCCGTAGAACTGTCAGCACCTTGGATCTATACCTGGCCATGATGGCTGAAAACAATAGCCATGCTCATTATTTTCTTCTCAAATACGGAGTTAAAAAAGCCGAGTTTGTGGAATTTTGGCAAGCCAATTACAAACAAAGTGACGTGGTGTTCACAGATCAGCAGGCCACAGAAATACTCACAGAGCACTGTGTGAACCTCACTGCCCTGGCCAAGGAAGATCGCCTGGAACCCATGATTGGTCGCAGTGAAGAACTAGACGAAATGATCACAGTGTTGGCCCGCAAGTTCAAGGCCAACGTGCTCATGGTTGGAGATCCGGGCGTGGGCAAAACCGCCATAGTGGAAGGCCTAGCCCAGGAGATGGTGGCAGGTCGTGTGCCCAACTTTCTCAAGGATCACGAACTATGGAGTTTAGAAGTGGGTAGCTTGTTGGCCGGATCAAAGTATCGCGGCGAGTTTGAAGAAAAGTTCAAACAGGTCATTGGTGCTCTCAGTGCCAAGAAAAAGTGTATACTGTTCATTGACGAGGCACACACCATGAAAGGTGCCGGTTCATCGAGTCAAAGCACACTAGACATGGCCAACATGATCAAGCCGGCTATTACCAAGGGCGTGTTAAAGGTAATTGCTAATACTACTTGGGAAGAATACTACGAAAGTTTTGAAAAAGATCGTGCGCTCATGCGGCGATTCCATCGTGTGGCCATAGACGAGCCCGATGCTGGAACCACTGAACAGATCTTGATTGGGTTGAGTCCCAGACTGGAACTGTTCCACAACGTGCTCATAGACACTGAAGCCATCACAGCCGCAGTAGAACTGTCGGGTCGTTACATACATGACCGCAAGAATCCAGACAAGAGCATTGATCTCCTGGACGGAGCCTGTGCTCGAGAGCGAGTCAAAGACGCTGGACTAATCACAGTGACCCGCGACATGATCATGGCACAGCTAAGTCGCACCACTGATGTGCCTGTGGATCGTTTGCAAAATGAACGCAGTGTCAAGATCATGGAATTGGAAAGCAATATCAAACAAAAACTCTACGGGCAAGATGCCGCGGTAGATAGTGTGTTGGACCGTGTGTACATCAACTTCTCTGGCATTGGCAACGACCGGCGGCCCATTGCCAGCTTTTTGTTTTTAGGCCCCACTGGCACAGGCAAAACAGAACTGGCCAAGTTGCTGGCAGAAAATCTTGACATGAAACTGCTGAAATATGACATGAGTGAGTATCAAGAGCGTCACACAGTATCGAGTCTGATTGGTGCTCCTCCGGGCTATGTGGGCTTTGAAGATGGCAATGTAGGTGGTGGCAAGTTGATTTCGGATGTGTCAAAGAATCCCTATGCTGTGTTGCTGTTTGATGAAATTGAAAAAGCGCATCCAGATGTGATCAACATCATGTTGCAGATCCTAGACGAAGCTAGAATTACCAGTGCCAATGGCAAGACTGTAAACCTCAAAAACTGCATCATTATCATGACGTCAAATCTGGGTGCCAGAGACAATGAAAACAACAACATTGGATTTGGTCAGAGCCTGGAACGCACAGGTTCAGAAGATAAAGCCATGAAAGACTTTTTCAAACCCGAACTACGCAATCGTATTGATCAAGTATGCCGGTTTGCCAAGTTAGACACACTTGCCATCAAGAAGATTGTGATCAAGTTTGTGGATGAACTCAAGTCCAGCCTGGCCAACAAAAACATACGTCTCAATCTCAGCGAAAGTGTCATAGACATGCTGGCCGACAAAGGCTATGATCCCAAGATGGGTGCTAGACCCTTGAACCGCAAGATTGATGAACTGATCCGTGTGCCACTCAGCAAACGCATCTTGTTTGACCAATTGGAAAACTGTAACATACAGGCTGACATGATCAATGACCAAGTTGAATTCCAGATAGATCAATCCACAGCGATGCCCATGGTAGACGAGCAAGGATACATTGTTCTTGACAAACCTCAAGTTTAAACCTGTCCGCAAAGATCGACGGTTTTATGATCGATTCACTCACTGTTTGGGGTTTCATTTAGACGAAATCAGTTGTCTACGAGTGTTGGATCATGCTCACATAGACGACATGATTGAACGCAGGAAACAGTGGCGCGAAATAGCTCAACAACGCTGGGTCTCGGGCCGCCGAAATCACGGCATTATCATGAGCCGGCGCTGGAAAGACATCACAGAAAAAACTGTGCAAGATCTGCACACCCTAGCAGAAGCATTGTTGAACACGTCAGTTGATTTCAAACTGGTGGTCAGCATGAATCAAGGCTATGTCTACAGCAATGACCTAGACTTGTTGGAACAGTTAAACAACATGCCCGAACTGACCTATAAAACCTATACCCAGGCCCAAATAGTCAGGCCCAAAAACACAATCCAATTGCGAAATCCACGACATCAATTCCGCACCTATTTGATCATGTGCAAGTTGACTGCAGACCAACGATACCGCCTGGAAGAATTTTTAATCACGCAAAGTGCTCATGTGCGTTTGAGTCCAGCCCTGACACGCTGGATTGATCAACCCTTTAATCGCACGCAGGATTATTTTTTTGTGGATCACGATGCGGAAAGCTGGTGTACCTTGTTGAGCCTGGTTCAGCCTGGAATCATAAGAAAAACTATGCACATAATCACTGCTAAATAAAACACTATGGCAAAAATCAACGAACAAACCCTGATAATCACTGTGAGTCAATTGGTCAAAGACGATGCTCCTACGTCGGCCTTGCTCAACCAAGAAGTTGTGGCACAGCTGGAAGCAGTAGTAAGCGAATTGGCTGGTTCCGGTACCTTGGTAGAGATCCGTCAGGCATGACCACATTCAACACTGTGACCATGTTGGAAAACGTGGAGTATGGCTCTGCATCCGGCAACTACGACGGTAGCAGCCTGCTGTTTTACAGCAACGCTGTGCCTGCGGCCAACTACTATGCTGGCAATGGCAACATACAAACTTTAAGATATGTGCTGGTAGGATTTGTGGGCATAATCACCATACAGGCCACACTGAATGATCTGCCAGATCAGGCACAATGGGTTGACATCAGCGAGCGCGGCGATGGCAGCACTCCAGACAGCGGAATCAGTGGTTCTACCGTGACCGGAAATTTTAGTTGGCTTCGTGCTCGTGTCGAAGCGTTTGACGAAGGCACTATAGAATCTGTCACTGTGTCTTACTAGCATGCAAAGCACTATAAAAATTGGTTGTAATATTTCTGCATCTGACTCAAGTGTGCCACTGGGCATGGAAATTTGGCTGGATGATCAGTTGATTTTTGACCAAGATCGCGTGGCAGAAACAACAGCATTCACGCATGAACTGTCCGATGATGATGCTGAACACGAACTGCGGTTTGTTTTGAAAAACAAAACAGCTGAACACACAGCCATTGACGATGCTGGAAATATCATCAAAGATGCTTGCCTGATCATAAGCGATCTGACCTTTGATGAAATACAACTTGGATATATGTTTATAGAACTTGCAACTTACAGCCACGATTTCAACGGTACTGGCAACCAAACTCAAGACAAGTTTTATGGAACAATGGGTTGCAACGGCACAGTAAGTCTTAAATTTAGCACTCCTGTTTATCTCTGGCTTTTAGAAAACATGTGACCATAAATATGTTACAATGAACTATCTTGTAATATATCCCGGCAGATTCCATCCGTTCCATCTAGGTCACAAGGCCAGCTATGATTGGTTGACCCAGCAGTTTGGAGAAAACTCAGTGTTTATAGCCAGCAGTGACAAGCAAGATGCCGAGACCAGTCCATTTAAATATGCAGACAAGGTAAAAATGGCTACCAAATTGGGTGTTCCGTCGGGACAAATTGTCAAGGTAAAGAATCCCTATCAGGCCACAGAAATCACGTCCGCACTGTCAGATGAACAAAAGGCCAACACTGTGTTGGTATTTGCTGTCAGCGCCAAAGATGCTGAACGATTTAATTTTTCTCCAAAGAAAGATGGCTCACCCGGTTACTTACAGCCCTTGCCCGACAATAAAAAAGGCATCGAGCCAATGACCCAGCACGGGTATGTTGCTATAACTCCTACCGTAAACTTTCGGGTCAAAGGTGTAGATGCCAACAGTGCCAGCCAAATCCGCAAACTTTACACAGCAGGCAACGACAATGATCGCGATCAAATCATTGCAGATCTCTACGGTGAGCCAGATCTAGAACTTCGAGCTACATTTGATCAACGTCTGGGTGTGGACCAACCTGCCGAAGGCATTATCTACGGGCAAGAACGCATATATGCCGGCGATAATCCTGTCAGCGTCATGCGTGAAGAACGCCTGGCCAGCCTGCGTAAAAATATACAATATCTACAACAACGCCTGCAAGAATTGCGCAATAGCATGGACTACATTGATGAAAAATGGAGTCGTAAGTATAAACGCAGTATCAACTGTGCCAGGCCCCAAGGATTCAGCCAAAAGGCACACTGCGCTGGTCGCAAGAAAAAATAAACCACTGTATAATAGTCAGTAAATATCTGACACTTTACTAGAGGACAACATGGCTGAAACCAACGACGCATTGCCCACCACACAAACCCCGCAAGCGGGTGCCAATCCTGGACAACAACAGATCCAGGTCAACATTGATTATTTGAGAACCACGCGAGTCCACATATGCATGCCCTGCTATGGTGGCATGCTCACAGAATCAACGTTTATGAGCTATATCAAATGGGCCAACACTTGCCGTGAATTGGGCATTGATTGGACCATGGAAACCATGACCAATGAAAGTTTGATCAGCCGTGCCCGTAACACACTCACAGCCAAGTTTCTGGCCAACAAAGAATCAACTCACTTGATGTTCGTTGACGCTGACATTGGTTGGGAACCATGGCACTTGTTGGTCATGTTGAACCGTGACGTGGATGTCATCGGTGGACTTTACCCAATGAAAAGCCTGCCAGTGAGATGGTGTGTCAACGGTTTTGAGGGTGCCGAAGAAGGACCCGATGGCCTGCAAGAAGTATCAAAAACAGGCACAGGATTCATGTTGATCAAGCGTGGAGTGTTTGAGAAGTTAAATGCTCACCCAGCCACTCGCCCGTTTGCCAACGACATTGGCCTGCCTGAGGAACTCAATTCCTACATGAAAACTTACTTTGACACCGCAGTGCGTGAAAATCGCTACTATTCAGAAGACTGGACCTTCTGTGAAAACTGGCGTGATCTAGGCGGCAAGGTCTGGGTAGACAAGCGTGTGTTGCTGAAACACACAGGTACCTATGTGTTTGATTTCCAGGCTCAGGACAAATTATACCAAGATCTGCATGCCATGGCCCAGGCCAATGGCGTAGCAGCACCGGTAGACACAGTACAGGCGCCACCGCCAGTGGATCAGCCCGTGGTGGCAAAAACCATTGCGTCAAGCAAAAAACCCAAGAAACAAGCCAAAGCCAAGTAACGGTAAATACACTCATGAACATCCATGAGTTAGATTCCTACGATTTAAGCGATGCTGTCAAGTTCAACGACCGACTAAATCCACGCATCTGGGGCACAAATGAAAAAATGCGCCCCGAGGTGCGTGAGCAACTGCTACGCATCGCCGATGATTTCCGCGAATTCCTGGGCATAGATGTCGAAGTCAAAGACATCACTGTTTCAGGCTCCAACGCAGCCTATACCTACACTCCACACTCAGATATAGATCTACATCTGGTGGTAGACTTACCTCAAGCAGATGCCAACGAAGTTTATCGTGAACTGTTTGATGCCAAAAAGTATGCCTATAATGAACAGCACAATATAAAAATTGGTGGCTATGATGTAGAACTGTATGTGCAAGATGCCAACAAAACTCATCACAGCCAAGGCATCTACAGCATAATGAACAATGACTGGGTGTCAGTGCCCAAACGTCGCAGACCTGACGTGGATGACATCTCTGTAAAATCAAAATTTGAAGATCTTGGTCACAGAATTGAATCGGCCATTGCCAGCCAGGACTATGAAAAGATTTCAGCCATGGCCGACAAGATCCGAGACTATCGTCAAGCCGGCTTGGATGCTCACGGAGAGTTTGGCCCTGAAAATCTAGCATTCAAGATACTAAGAACACAGGGCCTGATCAAAAAGTTATACGATGCCAGAAGTGCGGCCAAGGACGAGTTGCTGAGCCTGGACGAACGCCGGAAAAAGAAGAAACGGAAATCAGTGCGATATGGATATGGCGGCTATTGGTATCCTGGATATGCCTATGCTGGACAGGATCATCCGGCCGGAACCGAAGGTGGTGATGGTGGTGGTGATGGTGGTGAAAGTGTCCGAGAAGATGCAGGCATGACTTGGGATGGTGTAAATCCCACCACAGACATGTTTACCAGTGAAGATGTTGGCATGACACCCTCGGGAGTAAGTCCTACCACAGCCATGTTTACCACAGAAACTCAAGACACCTCCGACGAAGAAATACTGCGAGACTTTGTAGATTTTTGTGTGGCCGAATTAAAAATAGAGCAAATGCCCCGAGTCAAGCTACGCCGAGATCCACAGTGGCCCGCGGTACACAAGACCTTTGGTCGCTACAATGACAACGCCAAAACCTTGGAAGTGGCCTGGGGCAGGCGCCATATCATGGATGTGCTACGCACCGTGGCACATGAACTCACACACAAGCACCAACACGAGCGTGAAGCAGTTCCACCAAGTGCTGGCGAAACCGGCAGTGCCTACGAAAACGAAGCCAATGCACGAGCTGGTGTGCTCATGCGCGACTATGGTCGACTACACCCAGAATATTTTGCCGTGGGACAGGCCGCGGACCTGGAAGAGTCTGTGGATAATCCATGGCTAGGCATTGGATTTGGTGTACGATCAGACAATCTATGGCCTGCCAAAATGTTTGAATCGATCAATCCAGAACAGGCCGTTAATTTTGATGCCTGGTTAAATGAATATAACAAAAATGTAATCAAACCCAAAAAAAATAACACCTGTATTTTGGCCATGCCATCTCAAACCGCTGACAAGATTGTTGTTTTTTATGGAACTGCTGATTATGTAGGCGAAACAGATCAGCATTTTGTATTAAAAATCAGCACTGGCACTCACGGCTATTCAAAGAACAATCAATTGGTATTTGCCTCACGTAAAGATTTTGATGATTTCTTGTTGATGTTAAAAATCAAATATGCAGAATCAATCGTGGATGTTAGAAAAATGCCTGTAATGGAAAGTGCTTCAGGATACATACCAACACGAGCACAGGCCAGCCACCTCAAAGAAACTGCACCCGTAGATCCAGCCCATGCCTGGAAGCAAAAGGTACGACAGTTGGCACAGACCTACCAGACCAGTCCCGGTGTCTTGGCCCAATTGGCCCGGGAAAAAGGTGCCGGCAGCGTCGAAGCCGCGGCCTATGAACACATGCTGAATCCGCAAGGCCGCATAGCCTTGCCGCCTGGTGCCAACCTCAAGGAGTCGGCGTCAGGATACATACCAACACGAAAGCAGGCCCGGGATCCACGCTACAGCATGGCACTCACACAAGATATCAAGCCCGGACAGGTAGGCAAAGAAGCCAACAAGTTAAAATTAAAGACCGATCGACAAGGCGTTCCACAGACGGCCCAAGCCAACGGCTTGTTTGAAGAACTTTATCGCGAGTATAAGCAATACAAAACCGCGGAAGACTACAGCCCCGATGCGCCACCGGGTCCAGAGTTCCGACCTACCATGCCCAAGGGCACAGTGCGTGTGGATGTCAGCGATGTGTATGACTGGTACAAACTGGGTCAGCACATCTCAAACATGAAAGGCCTTGGTCAGCATGACTTTGGGCAAGGACCACCCAGCAGTATTATCAGTTTTGGTGACGAAGATACCGAACACAAATTTATTCGAGACTTGGAAGCCACAGGCCTGGATGTCACAGACATTGATCCTGTGGATCCCCGTCAACCTGCAGGCAAAAAGATCAAAACTGATCCCACTTACAATGTGGATGAGGCCATACAGGCTCCGATCAACAAGAATCAAGACGCTGAACAATACTATAAATTTATCGTAGGCAAGGCTCGAATGGGCCGTCCACTCACACGCGGCGAGCAAGACTATGTAAAAATGTATCAGATGTATCGCCAGCAGAAACTGGCCGAAGACGAGGAACTGGACGAAGTAAAAATGAGTCCTGGAGCCTTGGAAAAGTTTGCCACGTCACCTGCCGCAAAGGGCATACGTGCTGGTTTTGAAGCCGAACTCATATTCCGCGACACACAGGGCAACAGCGATGACTTAGATCCAGAACCCGACTACGACTACGACGAGCGTGCCTACAGCATACAGCAGGTCATAGACTTCTTCAGCAACGATGAATACGGCTATGGGCTCAGCGATCGCGACCAAGA